AAGAAGTATGAACGCGCCAACGGTTCGGTCTGGGTCGCTGCCTAATGCCTGCTGTAACTGAGAAGGTTGAGCTTGGTTTCGATGAGAATGGGCCAGGTAACTTCTTTATTCTTGATGACCCTGTGCAGGGTGTTTTGGACAACCCTGGCTATGTTCTTGGTGGTGGGTCGTTCTTCTACGATGTGAGCGCGTATGTCACACAGATCAGTGTGAACCGTGGCAAGAGCCGTGCGCTAGACCGTTACCAGTCGGGCGTTGTGAATGTTCAGTTCAATAACCGAAACCGTTACTTTGACCCGACTTATGTGGCTTCGCCGTTTTATGGTCAGATTGTGCCTCGCCGCGATGTGCGCATTACGGCTAATAACGAGTTGGTGTTCTTGGGAACGACTGAGGACTGGAATTTGGATTATGCGCCTAATGGTGATTCGACTGCGACTGTTTCGGCTGCTGACGGTTTCGCGTTCTTGGCTGGTCAGACTTTGACTACTGGCACTAATCCTGTTGAGTTGTCGGGTGCGCGTGTGAATCGTGTGTTGGATTCGGCTGGTGTGGCGTGGCCTGCTGGTGCGAGAAGCATTGACACTGGCACTGCGACTTTGCAGGGCGATGCGGTTACACCGGCTGATAACGCTTTGCAGTATTTGCAACTGATTGAGTCTTCTGAGCCTGGCGAATTGTTTATTGGTAAAGATGGCCGTTTGGTGTTTCAGGATCGTAACAAGGCCTTCCCTTCGGCTGCTGTGCCGTTGTTGACTGATAACGCTTCGGGGATTACTTATTCGCAGGTGCGTGTGGTTTATGGTTCGGAGTTGTTGTTTACTCAGTCTGAGGTGAGCCGCAAAGGGTCTTCGACTATTGTGCAGGCTAATGATTTGTCGGCTCAGTCTGATTATGGTGTGCGAACCTTGACCTTGGATGGGTTGTTGCAGAACACTGATGCGGCTTTGGTTGAGCTGGCAACTTACTATGTGACTTTGTATGCTGAGCCTGAGTATCGTTTTGACCAGGTTGAAATCATTTTGTCGCAGCTGTCTTTGGTTGACCAGAATAAGATTTTGGCTTTGGATTTGGGTTCGGTTGTGCAGGTGCAGTTCACACCCAATGGCATTGCACCGGCTATCACCAAGTTTGCGAGGGTTATTTCTATCGGCCACACGGCTTCGTTGGTTGATCATAAGGTGGTTCTTGGTTTGGGAACGCTGAACGCAACATTGTTCCAGTTGGATGATGTGGCGTTTGGTATCCTTGACACAGGAACTTTGGCGTTCTAAGGAGTTATTTTGGCTGGTTTGGGTTTTCGCACTTTTACATCTGGTGCGGTGTTGACTGCTGCGCAGGTGCAGAATTATTTACAGGACCAGGTTGTGCAGGTTTATGCAAATAGCACGGCCAGGTCTAGCGCGCTTGGCACGGCTGTTAGTGCTGGTATGGTGTCGTTTTTGACTACTGGTTCGCAACTTGATGTTTATGCGAATGGTGCTTGGACTGGGTTGAACTACACGACCATTTCGGCGAACACTGTTTCGGCTTATACGGTTACTGCTGCTGATCACAATAAGACTTTTGTTTCTTCTTCGACAGCTGCGCAGACGATTGTTGTGCCGGATTTGTTTGAGATTGGTGAGCGGTTTGATGTTGTGCGTGATGGTGCTGGCACGGTGAGCATTAGTGCTGGAACTGGTGTGACTACTTGGGCTGGTGCTGGAACTGCTGGCACGGCTAAGTCGTTTGCGATGGGGACACAGTATTCGGCGGCTTCGGTTATCAAGGTTGCGGCTAACAGTTACCGTGTTATTGGTGCGGTGGCCTGATGTCGCTTCTTCCGCTTGGCATTCTTGGCCAGGGTGGGCCGGCTGGCGGTGGCGCTTTTGAGTTGATTGAAACTCAAATTCTTGCCTCGACTACTACGGCTGTAACTTTTAGTGCAATTCCAACAATTTACAAGCATTTGCAGATTCGTATAACTTCGCGTAATACAACGGCGGCGGCAAGTCAGGCAATTACCTTGCGCATGAATGGCGATACCGGTTCTAACTACGCGTTTTTTCATATGCGAGGTAATGGTTCTGGTGGTGTGGCTGCAACTTCAAGCTCGCAAACATCGATGACTATTGGTAGATCACCTGGCTCGACTGAGGCGGCCAACATTTTTGCGGTCGGTTTGGTAGACATTTTGGATTATGGCAACACAAACAAAACAAAGTCGGTTCGTTCAGTTGGTGCGCGCTACTCATCAGAAACACAGATTGAGCAGGTTGGTGCGCATTGGAATAGCACCAGCGCGATAACTTCGATTGAGGTTGCCGATCGTGCAGGTTCTACTTCATTTGCTGCTGGCACTCGCATTTCGCTTTATGGGATTGGTGGTTAAAAATGCCAGCATTAGTAGCTTTAGCAAATACAACTCTCGGCTCAAATGCCACCACAGTTACATTTTCAAGCATTTCTCAGGCTTATCAGGACTTGTATTTAGTGGTTGTTGGTAAGGCAAGCGCCGGTTACTTCTCTAACATTCGGTTCAACGGTGATAGCGGTGCTAATTACAATGTTTTGCGTTTCACCGGCACAGGCACAACTGTCGCATCGGGTGTCTATGCTGCGGCTAGCAGAGGTTTGATTTCTGATCTAAGCATGAATTCAAGTATTACTGGTGCGGCGTTTGTTCACATTTTGGATTACGCAAGAACCGATAAGCACAAAACGACTATTGGGGATGTTCATGCTGATAATGGCTATGCGATTGAAATGCTTTGTAATCGTTGGGCTAACACCGCAGCTATAACTTCTATTGCTATTTCAAATGATGCTGGCACTTATCAGACTGGCACAACTTTTGCACTTTATGGAGTTAGAGGCTGATGATTACTGATCTGATTGCATCTACTACTGTTGGCGCTGGTGGCACTAGCACAATAGAGTTCACTTCTATTCCTGGCACATACACTGATTTGGTTATTTTGTTGTCTGCTCGCACAACCTCTGGATCGGATTACCCAAGATTCCGCGCCAACAATTATGTTAGTGAGTTCAATAAAGGGCAGGTTCTTTTGAGTGGCGGCACAACCGTTTCGGCATTTACTGATGCGTCTAACACCTATGCTCAAATTGGTCAAATCCCAGGCACGACTTATTCGGCCAACAATTTCAGCAATTCTCTGATTCAAGTGCCAAACTATGCCGGCACGACCGCCGCTAAGACCTACAAAATACAAACAGTTTTTAAGGATGCTGGCGCAAATGCTGAGCAAAGATTTTCTGGCACAGGGTTTGTATCTTTTACGACGGCTGTGACCAGTGTGCAAATCTTTTCTAGTAACACTTTTGCTCAATACACAACTGCTTATCTTTATGGCACACTTAAAGGTTCTGGCGGCGCAACCGTCACCGTGGTCTAAACAAAGGAATAAAAATGGCTCTAACGAAAATTGTTGTAAATTGTGAAACCGGTGTGACCGAAGAAATCGAACTAACACCAGAAGAAGTTGCAGAAATAGAAGCAGCTCAGGCACAGGCCGAGTTAGATCGTGCAGCTGCCGAAGCAGAAGCATCGCGCCTGGCTGCGTTGAAGACATCAGCAAAAGCAAAACTTGTTGCTGGTGAGCCTTTGACCACCGAAGAAGCATCACTTCTCATCGGGTAAACTAGACCTGTAAACGCACCGAATCTACGCCTCGGTTTGACTTTTGAGAGGCCGTAATGGATAACGGTAATGACAAGATTTTGATTCAACTGGTTCGCGACATCGCTGAGGTAAAAGCGATGGTGCAGAATTATGCCGACATTGAGTTGCGTGTGCGCGAGTTAGAGAAGGCGCGTTGGAAGTCTGCCTGGATTACTGGCCTGTTGTCGGCTGCTGTTAGCAGTTCGGCTGTTGCCATCATTATTCGTTTGGTGGTTATGTGATGTCGTGCGTGTATGAACCGCTAAGGATGAAGACTCGTGAACGCCGCGATGAACTTGGCAAGGCCACTATTGGTGACACTGGGAAGCCTCGTAAAAGGCCGCACCGTGGCAACGACTGGGGTGACCGTGCTGGTTCGGCTGGCAAAGACTTTTATGCGGTTCACGCTGGCAAGGTCATCGGGGTTATCAAGACCGGTGAGCTAGGCCACAGTGTGATTGTTGAGCGTATAGGCTGCCAGAATCCTAAGTGCCAGGGTCGTTTCGATGAATACAACCACAGCAACCAGCCGACCAAGTTGAAGGTTGGCGACATGGTGACTCACAACACGGTTTTGAATCAGATGGGTGACATGGGTTCGCCTGGTGCTAATCATTTACACATGAGTTCGGCCTATGGGCGTGTGCCACATGAAGCACCTGTGGATAAGTTGGTTGACCTGTTCAAAGACATTGATGCGGCAACGGCTGTCAGACGGGCTGAAAAGGCTGCTGCAACGGCTTCTAAGCCACTAATTCAGAATCCAGAGGGTCAGTAATGCGTGACAAGATAAAAACCCGTCTAAACGCCGTAGGTGGCGTTCTAGGGGCTATTGTGTGGCGTGGGTTTGGGTTGTTCCTGTTTATTTTGGGTGGGGCTGCTGGAACTGGTGCTGTTGTGGTGGGTGACTGGGTTGTTGGTGTGCTGATCGCCTGGGTTACTTTGATGTTGGGTGTGGTCGGGGCTATCGGTTATGCGATTGCGACCACCGGTGCTGCGACTGAGGCTGATGTGGCGAAGGCTGCTCAGGATGCTGTGCAGAAGGCCAACGAAACTAAGAAATAGTTTCGGGTGTGGCCAGTCGTTCGTGAACGGTCAAACCACCAATGATGCCGTATGGCACAGCTGCTAACAATCCCCAATCGCGGCAGGGTTTGAGTAGAGGGCATTCTGCGCACAGGTTCTTTGCGACCTTTTCGGCCATGTCATACATTTCTGGGTCTTCAAATTCTTCGGGGTAGAACACTTCTGGTAGTTCTTCGCATGGCGATCCGCCGTTGTCGCGTTGCAGTTCCATTAGCCGTTTGTATGCGTTGTCTGCTGTTTGTCGGTGGGTGGCCATAACATAAACCCTAACTGCGAGAAGGGTATTTTATGGCAAAGTTTTTGGGCAAGCACGAGTCGGGTTCGGCTGAGTGGTTGGCGTTGCGTGAGGGTGAGGCGGTTGTGACCGGCACTCTTGTTGGGCAGATTTTGGGTTTGAATCCGTGGGAGTCTGCGTTCACTGCTTGGGCGAAGGCCACTGGGAAGATTCCTAATGAGGTGAAGCAGTCGTTGGCGATGCGTTTTGGTCAGGTGTTTGAAGACCCTATCAAGTTGGTTTGGTCTGAGCTGAATCCTGGTTATGAGATTGTCAGCGATGTTGGCACTTGGGCGCATGACGAGTTTGATTGGGCTAGGGCGAATCCTGATGGTTTGCTGAACTATCCTGATGGCACTTCGGGCATCCTGGAAATCAAGACCAGTCGTGTGCCGTTTGATGAAGTGCCACCACATTATCGGGCGCAGGTGCTTTGGTATTGCTTTGTGATGGGTGCGACTAAGGCGAAACTGGTGGCGTTGTTTGCTGGTAACGATCTGCGCGAGTTCGACATCGAATTTGACCAGTGGGAATTTGATGCGATGTTTGCGGCTGTTGAGCGTTGGCGCGACTGTGTGCTGAACGACACCAAACCCGACTGGGATGGGTCTGCCAGCACTTTTGAAACGGTGAAGGCTATAAACACTGGCACAGCTGACACGGCTGTTGACCTGGGCGATTTGGGTGTTCATGTTCAGAACGCACAATCAGACTTTGACAAGGCGGCTGAGTTGCTGACAGAGTTGAAGTCGCGCACTATCGATGCTTTGGGCGAGGCCAAAACTGGTTTCGTTGATGTCGGTGGTGAGCAGTATGTTGTTTGCACCAGAAGCGTGAATCGCAATGGTGTTGTTTCACTAACTATCAAGAAGGGTAAAAATGTCTGA